ATGCAGGGCATTATCTTTTAGGAATGCAGGTTGTTCAGCAGGCACGGGTGCTTGCTCAACTTGTTGCTGGAGTTCTTGGTTCTCAGCAAGCAACGCTTTCTTCTGGGCGGTAAGCTTTCCAAACCGCTTGATTGCAGAAGCATTTAGATGCTTGGCAAGTTCCTTAGACTCCTCCTCGGATAATGAATCCAAATCCAGGTCTTTAAACTTTGAAAGAACATCTGAAGATTGTACGGGTTGCTCATCTGATTCCTCATCTGATTCCTCCGGCACTTCAGCAGACTGATCCTCTGATTCCTCTTCCTCCGTAGATTCTTCTGCAACGGGTTCTGATTCCTCTTCGGTTGTGGTTTCAGTATCCTCGCTTTGGCGTTTTTGCATCAGAGATGATGCAAGCTCTGCCATTGTTAGGTTACCTTCACCAGACGTTAAACTATCCACGGAGTTTTGTGAGGACTCTGAGTCAACCTCTTGAATTGCTTCTTCCATAAGATCAAGGCATGAGTAGCCTAGTGTAGCAAAATGTAGTTTAGTATGGCAAAAATGGCAACAAAAAAGCCCCTATGACCTAACCCCACGAAAGGCCATAGAGGCATGAACTATATTTACTATAATCTAACCAACATGCGAAATTATAACTTATAAAAGGTATCGAGTTCCTCGTCTATTGCTTCAAGCTTTCCACACATCATATAGTGTCTGTTTGTGCTATCTACTACCTCTTTAGTCTGCAATTGACGGATAACTTCTTCTCTCATTGCTTCTCGCATCGCAATGTATTGTTTAAAGTGTGGATCGTTCTTCAACATGGATAATGCCTGGATTGCTTCCTCGGCATCTATCTCGTGGTAGGTTTTTCTTTTACGGGGACTCATTTTGTATAGTTGTATATAATTCCTATGATTAGAAAAAGGATGTCACAGATAACATCACGCTCCAGGAAAAAGAAGAAGATGGTAAGTAGGGCAACCCACTCTCGTTGAAAGCTGTGCACATTATGAACGTTTTCTTTTATGCAAACCATGCTTGGCATATTGCTTACCCTTGCTTGTGGCTGCTCTTTTCTTCTTGTTCGCAGCAGCAAGTTTTGCTCTGCCTGCCTTTGTGCTTTTTAATCTTTTGATCTTGCTTGCTGGGGCATAGACCTCACCTGTCTCAGATGATTTCTTACCAGATGCAGTTCTCCACTTTTGTCCTGTCCATTTCTTGAGTGACTTCTGTGACTTCTTTAATGGCACTATCTATATCCTCCACCTTTGGCTTTATATTCCTTGGCAAGCATTTGGGCTTTACGCGCACTCCATTGACCTGCTTTACCACCTTTAGATCCAGACTTAATCTTGCTAAATAGTCTCTTGCGCATGGTTGGCTTAGTATAATTACCAGCCTCATTTACACGGGACTTAGCTTTTTTCTTAGCAACCATCTAACAATCCCATGCTTTGCGTGACCAATAGTTGGCACTTAGTTTATTTGTTTTACCTTTAATACCACCTGACCTTGCACAGTAGCTCTTCTTGCGTGCAGGTTGGTTTTTCTTAATGGACATTTTTGGGTCTCCAAAGCGTACAAGTTTTACTTGGTCTCCCTGCTTGGCTAAGACTGCAAACTTCTTAGTCTTACCTGGTGTACGCTTTGGTTTATTGTATCCGCTAAACTTTTGACCTCGGTAGGTAATCATTTTCTTTTTCGTGCTTTTTTCTTAGCAACCTCAGAAAGTTCTCCAAAATGGAATAAAGGCTTACTTGTTTTGCCATGTGTCTTTCCTGTGTGGAGTTTTCCGTTTGGCATTTTATGATAACCTTTATCCCAAATTTTTCCGTCTCTGAGATAATGTTTAGCCCCTTTTGCCATTATTTCTTTTTTCGTTTACCTATTTTTTTCATAGGTTTCTTTTTCATTCCATATCCTGGCATAATCTTATCCTCCTGTTGGTGCTGCTCCTGTTGATCCAAATTGTGTGGGTGCTGCTCCTAGTCTTCCAATTGTCGCATTCTCTTTTTGCTGAACCTGCATTTGTCTTTGTTGCATGTAATTCTGTATACGCTCTTGTAGGGCAGGGTCTTGTTGTACCTTTTGTGCCACATCGGGTTGAGCTAACCATTGCTGGAATATCTGCAACTTCATCTCGTGGGCATCATTAGGTTTAACATTGGGTGGTACGCCAGCATAGATTTCTGCAATAGTCTGTCTCTCTTCATCCATTGCTTTTTGCGATGCGGTTTCTTTGGGAAGCATAATACTTTCCGCAGCCCCCGGTAAAATCTGCCCAACTGCAATTTGTAATAAACGCTCGGTATCCAGCGTGCCATTCTTATCGAGTTGTGCCCCAAGTTGTGCAATTGCTTTTACACGTTCAAGCATTTGTTCTGGGTCTTGTGTTGCAGCATCAAACTGCATGTAAAAATCAAATCGTTCGCCAGGATTGCCCTTGGCATACTTCTGCATGTCCTGCATTCCTGTGACACGGAAGTATTCTTGGTCTGGGCCATACTGTTGGTAAAGGGAGTATACTTGATCGAGTAGAAGTTTTAAGTGATGAAATACTTTATCAATCACTTCTTGTTGCTTCATCTGTGCTTCCACAGGATTTACTCCTGGTGCGTTTCTACCAAAGTATCTATCTGCTTGTTCCTGTATGTATCTACGAAGTTCTACATTTACACCAGATCCACGAGGTGTATCTGCAAATCTTACTTCACCAGGTACACGATAAGGTAATTTTACACCTGGCCCAAAACGGGATGGGGCTCGCCCAAGAGGGTGTTCCAAAGGAGGTAAAGTTGTTAAAGATTGTGCATCAATCGCTGCATCTGTTTCAACCTTGAGTACCTGCTGCAAGCTTTCAATAAGCTCCGGGTATGACCTAGACGAGTATAATTTTTTGTCTGTTTTTTCAAGGGTGGTTACAACAAATGGATATTGCCCATGCGCATAATCCAATAATTGATGCTTGGCATAAAGATCAGGTATATTGGCATGGTAGATTGTGCAGTAGATACCTGGTACATTATCCTCGTCCAATAGTCTTTGATAACAGTACACAATTCTAACAAGGCTATTGTCATCACTTCTGGTAAACTCATCATTCTCTCGCAATTGATAGATGTTCTCATCTGTATCCTCGCCTTGTCCTGCAAGTTCAATCGCAGCATCCACAAACTCTTCTGACCATTTTTCGGTACTAATTTTAGACCTTAATTGCTCTGGAGTCATACTCACGCTATGAAACATGTAAGGTGCTTCCTGTGGATCTATACAATAGCTTGGCCAAAATACATCCTCATCTGGTGCAAGGGCTTTGATCTTGGGTCTACTTACAACTTGGCGTGTGACAGGTACTGTGGTTTCTCCATCCTTACGCATTTCCTTTAACATTGCCCGTGCCTTGGGCTTGCTAATATCAAACTGTGTTTTAAGTGCCTCGCTTAATTCCTCGTCCATACTTCCATCCTGTATAGCTCCGGCAATCTGTGGAAGGACTTGGGCAATCTCTTCAAGCTTAATGGTCTGTTGTTGCTTCAGTTCTTGGTTCTCGTACCAAGCATAATGAACCATCATACCTTTTTCAAAAAGATGATTTAATCCAAGTTCAATCTCAGGGTAAAACTCCTGCATCTTAGAATTAATTAACCATCGTAAAAACATGGATACCACATTGGCACGCTCGACATCACTTGATTCTGTGGGTGTGGCTATTATGTGACCTCTGCGGATTGCATTCATTGACATTGCCACTCGGCAATTAATCAATTCATCGCACATCCTTTGTTCCTGGTCGCTTGCACCCTCCCAAGGGAACACATCTCCTGTGGAACTTTGGCTTGAATGCTTCTTGAAGTCATCACTCTTACCTGCCCATAAACAATTACGGACATCATAGTCTCTTTGTCTACGATCTAACCATTCACCTAAATCACTCTGTGTACGCTTGTACGCTTCACTAAGATAAGCAATGTCAGGCTCTTTTGAGACATATAGTAATTCTGGATCGGACGCAGAGAGCATGTGTAGCATAAAACTACATTAGCACCCTTATGTAGTCAATCTAATATCCACCACCACCTGTGACCTGAATGTCACGATTGGTGATATGGTCTGCTCCACTTACAAATAAATAACGCAGGCAGTCAATTTGGTCAGAGAAGTAATCACTCTTACTCTCTCCGGCATATTCAAGCATGGAAGATATTGTATTCTCGCATTGATCGGAGAAGTAAAGCTTGGGGCAATTCTTGTCTGTCATGGTTTCTGTATCATCCCAGCTAAGTGCATCATTGATCTTCGCAATACCAGAGTCTATGGACACACCTGGTGCAGCACGGAATACAAATCCCATGTTACTCATTGTATTGATTATATTACTTTCTCCCTCCTTTGTACGCACTGTGGCTGCTCCCATTCTTGGGTCAACTATCCGTTCAAATATCTCCTCACCATCCTCCTGTGCTTCAAAGTAATCCTTGTAATCACTGTACCCCCAACCAAG